ATACTGTGTCCATTTATCTTCTTGTACTAATTCATTTATTTCAGCTGGGTCAAACTTACCTACATTAGCAAATGCTGCCTGTGTAGGAATATCTACTCCGCTATATCCGTATTTATTACTTTTGCTCATTTAAACCACCCTGTACAATGTAAAAGTACCTTGTCTAAAACTACTTGAGCCAATAGCACCTAGTATTTGAATACCATTTACTTGACTAGCAGAAGTAAAAACTGCACCACCTTGTTTGCCTACAAATAAAGCAGTATGAGATATTTGACATTGTTCTAAAGTAAAAAAAGTATATTCTGATGAATTGTAAGCATTATAAATGTAGATTATTCCTTGTCCTGTTTCCCCTGTGTCATTACCTATTGCAGAAGTTACATCAAAATTATTTGCATTTACAGAGCCTGTATTTCCAAAAGTTGTATCTGTTCTTAAAAACTTAAATGCTTGGTCATAATTTGTTGTTGTGTTTGGTGTACCACTTTCCAAAACTCTTAAGCTAATATCTCTTGCATCAGTATTAAAAGACACATTATGAAAAAATAAAGCATAGACATCATCACTATCTATTCCTGTCAAATTAAAACTATTAATGCTTGAAGTTATTGTTTGTGTTGCTACTTGTACTAATCCCATTAGCTGTCCACTCTTAACCCAAAAGTCTGAACAGTAACTGTTTCATAAGTTCCACCTGCTGGATAAAATTGCATACCAGACATACTTGCAGTCTGTTTCAAAACTCCAATACCTTTTAATCCAACTTGTCCTAAACTACCTTGTCCAGAATGTTGGTTAATAAAAAAACTATATGATGAACTTGAATAAGGATTAAATATATAAGCAACAAGACCATTACTATCTTCTGTACCTGTGTCTTGTACTCCAAATCTTTCAAAAGCATCATCATTAGTTGATTTTGCTTCAAGAAAAGTATTGTATGACCTTAGATATAGACTTGCATAATCATAATTTGAAGCAGTAACAATACTTCCACTACTGTTTATAAATCTTGCATACTGATAATTTTCAAAAGTTGTATCTACATTTTTTATAATAATTTTATAAATATCAAAATCTGCACTAAATACATCTGTTATAGACACACTTGATACAGAACTAGCAGTAGTTTCATTAATTAATCTTAGGTTACTCATATTTGTTTAAGCCCATAGAGAGATACAGTACCTGTCCAAGCATTAGTGTTCGTTGTTAAAACTTGTATAGCATTTATTGTATCGGCAGTAGTATAACCACTACCTCCAAAAGTCATTACACCTTGCATCATTTGTTGATAAGTTGAAAAACTAAATTTACTAGAGTTTCCTAAATTATATAAATACATATAACCACTTCTATTTTCATTTGCACTATCGCTTAAAAATTCCATATAACTCGTGCCTGTACTTCTTACTTCTCCAAAAGTTCCACCTGTTGTTCCATACTGTAAAGCTATTTGATAACTTGTTCCTGCCTCATAAGAACTACCACCATCATTAGATAAACGAACTGAAATAGAAGTATTAGCCGAGCCACTTACACAATTTTTTGCTTGAAGTAGGTGTACATCATAAACACTTTCTTTAATAGAAGTAAAAGCCATAGTGCTACCACTTGATATTGTTTGTTCAGCAATAAGTTCTAATGAGCCACCCCAATGACCGTCTTTTTCTAATTGAAGTATTTCACTAGGTGTATATGTACCAGTATTTTGTTTTACGTTATTAACTTGTTCGCCTATATAGGGCATAAATACCCCTTATGTTTGTTTCAAATAAGCTATGTTGAAATCTACGCTTGATGCTGCGCTAGCTAAACCTTGTAAAGTATCGCCAGTTTCTAATACAATTTTTGTATTCATCTCAATAGTTGCTCCAAACGGAAGAGATACATCATTAAGAATCTTTCTTAATGAACCACCCGATTTGGTAACACTTAAATCAACGGTTACGTCAGCGCTTGACCCACTAATGTTAGCAAGATAGATACCTATTACAGTTTCGGTCGTTGAAGAAGCCACTGCATCTAATATTGCAGTAGAACCTGTGCCTAAAACGCCCTGTTCGCTATGTAGTGTATCAGCCATTTATGTTCCTTTCTTATGATAATGCTATAACTAAACCTAAACTAACACCCGATGGTATTGCAGCTACTGCTGTATCGACAGCATCTTTAACTGCTGCCGAAGTTGGTATAGTCGTATCATTATCATTACTTGATATTCCTTCTGATTCGGTTACTAAAGTTGCAGCTGCTATTTCTGACGTAGTTACTGCTAAGTTTAATTTTGATTGTGATATTGCTGCTGCTGCGTCAATATTTGAGTCAACTAATCCAGCAACATCTAATGTGTATGTGTTTGACCCATCATTGTAAGTAGCTGTTAATCCGCTACCATCTTGAAAAACATCGTTTAATCTGTCATCTACTCTTTCATTTGTAAAGTAAAGATTAGATGTACCTTCGGCTACGTCATCTGTGTTTCCACTAAGTTCTGATAAAGCATCTTTGCTTTGTACTTGTGAATCAACATAAGCTTTTGTAGATGCGTCTTGCGCAGCTGTCGGGTCTGCTACACCAGTTATTTTTTGTGCGTTCATTGCTAAAGCACTTGTTGGCGCGGCAAAATCATGTATTTTATTAGCTGTTGTTGTCGCTCCTACTTGTGAAGCTGTAACAGTGTGCGGATTAGAACTTGATGATGTATGTGTAGTTAAGTTACCACTTGTCGCTAATCCTGCTTCCGATGCAGTTTGGTTAATCCATTCTGATGTGCCATTGTCATAAGCTAATACTTCATTATCAGCTACTGATGTAATAGTTACATTAGTTAACTCGCCTAAAGTATCTAAAGTTAAAAGTTGTGTATCTACATAATTTTTAGTAGCTGCATCTTGTGCCGATGAAGGGTCTCCTAAGTTTGTAATCTTTGCTGTTGCTGCATTCATGTTTGCAACAAGTGTTAGCGTGTGTCCAGCTTTTACAGTTACCGTAGTACCTGTTGAACCCGCTATTGTATCTACATTTAATTCACTCATAATAGTTTAAGCTTTCCTTGTACGTTTAAAGTCTTTGTGTTATCTACTGTTATTGGAGATATTAATAAATAATTCTCGCCAGTCGGTAACGTCTTGTTCTCTGCTATGTTAGTACCATTTTTGAATACACCTTGTTTTTGTACTCCTTCTATTCCTGCATCGATGTTATTTAATGCTGCTTCGCTAAGAGGTGTAACACCAGCTTGCCAAGTTGTTTGTGAATAATATCCGCCTACATTAGCCAATAGTATCTGTCCTTTCTATCTGTATAGATTCTACCGCAGTTTTGGTTCTTGAGTACAAAACTCTTGCATAAAGTGTGCCACTATCTGTTGTTGCACTTGCAGTGCTACCACTAAAAAAACCTATTTCTGCAATTGTTCCTACTGCTTCTTCGGGCGCTACGTAAAGATTTGTTACAGTAACACCACTACCACCAGCTACTTGTGAAGTAACTGCTTTTCTAAAAGTCTCTGTACCTAGTGCTGTATCTGAAGTTGATGTAGCTGTACTATCAGAACCCAAAGCAATAAACTTAATTTCGCAGTCTGTTGATTCCCTTAAAGCTTTTGCTAACAAGTTTTTACCAGCTGTTGTAATAGTATTTTTTATAGTATTTTCTTGCACGACATTACCGTCAGCATCAAGTGCTTTAATTTTTATACTTCCTTGCCAATTTAACATACTACTAAACTTCCGCTAACTACTGTTGTACCACTTGGTAATGGACATGCTAATACTGTTTCGGTATCTGCTTCTGTTATTGTACTAGATTCTATACCACCGTCTGCTCTTACAACTAAAACTTCTTCTGTATCAATGTTTTCTGATATTTCAATAAAAGCATCTGATATTTTGTCATCTATATCTCTTATAAATGATTCAAAAGTATATTCGGGCGGAGATGCAACGCACTTTACATCATAGTAAGTAACGCCATTTCTAAATCGTATACGAATAGAATCAATGAGAAATATACCCGATATGTCTTGGTCAGTCATTTCAAAATCTAACACTTGACCTGCTCTTAACCTTGAAGGTGTATTTTTTGTTGTTGTAAAACTTAACAATGTACTTGTTTGTGCAAATCTGTCTAAGTAACTTGCAGCCACGTCTATACCTGCATCTGTACCAGCTATACCCGATTGTGTAGTTGCAGCGTCAACAAAACCTGTAGTGCTGCCACCCTCAAGTGCTTGTATTCTATCTACCTCTGCATCATCTCTAGCTAATGCTACTAACTGATATTGACCTTTATATGTAACCTCTAAAGAATGACCAGTACCTAAAGCAGTATCTGTAAATTCTTGTACTAACTCTGTAGAACCTAAAGCCATATAATAATCTTTATTTGTGTCTAATCCTCTTATACCAACTGTAACTGCAACATAACCGCTACCAGTGTTAACTCTTACTGTTGGTATTTCGTGAAACGGATAACCTACACTAAAGGTCTGTCTTGTTCCATCCCCGATAAAAAACTCTTGTTGTGAATCTGTAATGTTTTTAATATTTGTAACAAACTGGCTATTTCTATATTTAAAGTTTGCCTTATCAAAAAACGGCATAGGTTTAGTTAGAACGTCTGCGCTTCTGACATTAAAACTTGCGTTATTAGAAGTACGTTCATAAAAATGTAACGCTTTATTTTCATCAACATACCAAACGGCATTTGTATATTCAGATAATGTTCGTAATGCTCTATCCCCATTTACATAGTTAAATATCATTTTATCGACTGTAGCTAAATCATCTATAGTTCCAGCAGTTATACCTTCAGCACTAAATACATTAGTTATTAAATCTCTTACTATTGCACCAGCTGTCATTGTTGTGTAACCCCTAGCAATAATTCTTTTATCAACAAAGAAGTGATTGTCTGTACATTGTAGTTTCCATATACGAGTTGTTGGACTTAGCAGCTGCGCTACTGGTTTAATTATTACGCCTTTAAAGGCTACATGACCGTTAGTGTCTGTAATAGATACTGATTGATACGGTTCAAAACTAAAAAAGTTTCCACCTGCTTTGTCATCAAATATATGTATGATTGCATCTGACCTTCTTTCAGCATTGTCTGTTATAGTTACTTTATTTTCTAAAGCATCATAGTTGGCACCACCAATATTTACAGTGATACTCATTACAGAACCCTAAATCTATTTCCAGTTTGTAATCTGTTATTTATGTCAGCCATTTGTTTATCTATGCGTGCTTCAGCATCTAATGAAGGGTCTATGTTGACTACAACATTTGGAGTTGTTCCGCCTAAGAATTGATTTACAGAGGATGAACGTAAAGCAGATTGGTCAAAAGAATCTAACATTGGTAACACATTTTTGGCTACACTACTCAATGCTAAGTTTTCTGTTGATGATAAATTAATACCACTAGCAGTTTGTATTGTTGGACTGTTAAATAGAGAATTGCCACCACCGCCGCCAATTAAGGTACTGTCATCGCCGATACCTGTTTCATTTGCTCTATCTCCTGCTCCACTACTGCTGTTGTCATCATTGCCATTGTTATTTCTGCTGCCAGTATTGTTTCTTTCAAAATCTTTAAACATTTGAACCTGCATAAAAGCATCAGTTATACCTAAATCTCTAAATATATCAGATACACCACTTTGTGATATGCCAAGCGTTTGTGCTAAAGCTTCTCTTGCTTCATCTGTAACTCCTCTATCGCTAGCAAAAGCCATTGCAGACTGTACTGCTAATCTTGCGCTTGCTAGTTCTAATTGTTCTTCAGTTGTATCAATTTCAGCTTCATTAAATGCAGTTCGTTGTTTACCTATTGCAGTATCAATTTTTTGTCTTGCTTGTTCAGCAGATATGTAGGCTTGCGTAGCTTGTGTTGATGTATTAACAGCACTAGCTAAATTCTTTTGTACGTTTGCTAATTCGAGTGTTACATCTTTTGATGTAGCCTGTTCATTTTTTAATGTTCTTAATCTTAGCTCCGCTTGTTTAATTGCTAAGTCTTCCCTTGCAGTTGCTTCATCGCCCATCTCATTTTTAGTATGTATTGCGTCAGCAACATCTAATTCTGCTACAGCTATTTCTAGTTTTAAATCTAAACCTTTTTGTTGTTGTGTTAAAAGCATTTCTTCTTGTTTACGTAATGCTGCTATCTGTGCAAGTTCTACTTCTGTTTGTTGCTCTCCTACGCCACGTTCAGCATTTAAAATTTCCATTATCTTTGCACGCTGTCTGTACAGTTCATTTAGCTTGTCTTCTTCGACTTGTTGTCTTTTAACTATTTCATTAGCGTTAGTGACTGCTGTAACTAAGTTCATTAACGCTGTTATTGATTCGTTTTGTATACTTAGTGCATCTAATTTAGCTTGTGTGTTTTTTTGTACTTCTATAGTATTTTT